CGCAGCCAGCGAAAACCCGCCAATACCCGTAAACAGGTCCAGCATCCTCACATCGATCTTCCTTCCATTAACTGGGATTACTGGCTATGTGGCGTGTGATCTCTTCCGTTTTGTCTACCTTATAAGTTAATTCGCCTTCGTTATGCCAAATAACATGTTTATCCTTCTTATCCAACTTATCAGCCTTGATCTTTTTCCATGCATCAACCGCAGTTTGCGCTTCAATCTCAACTATCGATTCCACTAATTTGGTGTAAGTGATACGAAAAGTCTTCATTTAAACCCTAACCCCTCCTTGTTCCGTCCCAGTACCCAATAAAGTACTGAAATCAAGGTGTTCCTGCTTATCATTACCCTCAATAAATACGAATTCCAACTGTTCGTTACTGTTCAACCCCATGTAATTAGCCTTCTCTTTAGCGAAATTCAGAAGAGGGATCGCATCTTCACCATATGCTTCAAACGCTGCACGATCCCAAGCCAGTGCCGCTGCAACTTCACCTTCAGGTGTACCGGGGAAAATGCCAAGATACCGATATTTTCCTCCCACCTTGATTTGTGCCGTCCATTTTTCCTCTCTTTTGTTCCAACTTACCCCCCGATAATTACTTGAACTGTCTTCCCTTTTTCTAACATTAAAATTATTAAAGCTGCGAGAAACCGGACGCAGATTTTCGTACCTGTTATCCTGTTTGTTCATATTGATATGATCAAGTATCGGTGGAATTTCGCTATCTTTATAACAACCGGGGTGCTTGTAAAGCCATACCGCACGATGAAGGCTAATACTTCTGCCACCAACGTTTACTCTGTAATAACTCTGAACAAGAGTGCCAACAGGATCTCCACGTTTAGTCTTTCCAGAACCCCTATTCCTATGAACTAACGGTCGTGCAATATCAATAGGACAATAGCTGTACTTTTGATGCAGTAACTCTTTAGTTATCTCTACCTTGATTTTCTTTTCTGTTCCATTACCAATAGACACGCGCTACTCCTTCCCCAACCTCTTTTTTCCATAACTCTTCATCGCTCGGTACTCGCGCCCGAAAAGATGATCTATGCGCCACCTTTTCCGTTTCCTGTACCACACGCCCTTCCAAATCTATCTCGTTCAACTGTTTCACGATATCAGCAATCTCAGCTTTCCTCAAAGGATTGAACAAGACAGATTTCCAACCGTGCAGTACCAGTAACCGATCAACCAGATGCCCTAATCCCGCCACTAACTACTCTTCCGCCACCGTTTTCTCGTAAGTTTCCAAGTCACGTCGAAACCATCCTCGCCAGAACCCGTTCTGATTCGTCCGTGTACCACCCCACATTCCGCTCGCGTCCGGGTTAGCTTCCTTTTTCCTCATATAGTTGCCTATCTTGATACCGTACTTGCTACCCGAAAAAACGTTGTTGGCATGAAACAGTACCCGTTCCCCAAAGTAATCCAATGCCGTGATGTTTGCCCGGTCCAAAGCGGCCATTGTGCCTCGTCCCGCAACACCATCAACGTCTATCCAACGTTCAATATCGTTCGGATGTACCCGCGTATTAATCGCCATCTGCAAAATCATGTCACTGGCACGTTTGCCGCCATTTACCTGCATATCGGCATACTGTAACCTCAACGGTACCGGATACCGATCCAAATTCATCTTCTCCCACAAGTCACGATAGAAATCTATCGCTTGATCACGTGTCATGTCACGCATATCCGATTCACTCGCTTCACGACCAATAAAACCGCTGAAACTTTTTTGCGTGATACCCATATTCGTTTGACCGCCACGATCATTCGGGTCATCAACATAGCCACCCTCATGTTCCAAGACCATCTCTACCCATCCTTCAAATCCCGCCATCTTAACTTTCCTCCTTCCTCATCACATATTCTTTAGCAAAAAAATGTTTTAACGCTGCACGTTTCTTTTTCTTCATCTCAGGATCTTCCTGATAACACACTGAACTGCAATACTTCTTTTTACCGCTCGGTACAAAAGAAAACTCGTTATCACAATCAGGATGATGGCAAATAGCGTAAACCTTCTTTGATTTCCTCATACCACCTTCCCTAACCCGTCCCAATGAAAAAGATTACCGCCAAGTAAATCATAACCACAGCCAATATCGAAGCTGAAAAAAATATAACCAGTGTTCTCAAGGCATCAAAAAGCATAACCCCCCATCCATTTAAGTACCGTTACCATGCCTACCGACGCTAAAATAATAATGATCCCTGACGTAACTAAAATCAGTAACCACCAACCCAAACCTTCCATCATCGTTTACCGCCAAAATATTCTACCGCATGTCCCTCATCCACCAAAGTCCGGTTCATACTCACCCCAAACTCTGTATCCGAAAACAGTTCCGCCAATATACGCCCATATTTACCCTTGTCATGCGAGACTAAATAAAATTCCAACCCCAATACAGCACTGCCCACACCTCCCAACAGTTCCACTAACCTCGCCTTAGCCGCTAAACCCCGTTTCTTCTCTTCCTTATCACGTGTACGGCTCTCAGGTGTGTTGATCCCATATAACCGCAGTTTCTGGCCCGTTAACCAGACATCAAACCCCAAATCCACGTCCGCTACAACCGTGTCACCGTCTATTACCCTCACTAACCTGCACCTATACCTATACATATTAACCGTTCCCTTTCCCTTTCATCCATCCCGTTATCATCATTACCAAAGTTCTAACTGCCTAATATCAATACCATCTTCCTCATTTCCCGCACTTCCCGTACCTTTCATCACGCCACCCTCCATTAACTCGTCCATCGATCTCAATTGCCATGCTGAATACAAATAACATGGACGTTTGTCAAATGGCGGTCGCGTATCCTCCCACTTACCGTCCCTCTTCCCGTCACCCCCAAATACCCAACCGCAAATCTCCAGTTCCGGTAACCCATGCAGCCTCACCAATACATACCGCCAATCGTCCCGATCATCCAACTGCAAAATCAAATTGCCACGTCGCAGTAACGTTGACCTCACAACAATATCGTCACCAACTTCCGCCGTACCCTTGTAACTCCTCAAAAAACCTCGCCAATTCAAACCCAATACCTTGGCTACACCATATCCCGCTACACATCCCTGTACACTCACCTCACCATCATCACCACCAAAACCATGCGTCTCACCCACACCCAACTTCCGATTCAATGCCTGTCTCGCTAACCCCACATTCCTCGCTTCCTCCATCTCATCATCATTCAAAACCAACTTTATCACGCTACTCATCGTCCCATAACTCCAATTGCATCACAGGTTGTGTCACCGCCTTCTTCTTCCTGCCGTTCAATGCCCTCTTCCTCAATACCATACCCGCACCGTCACCCTTACTCACCCTCCTCAACCGGTCCTCGTTATACACACTCTCACGCATCTCCACCACTAAACTCGAATTCTTTACCCCAAACTCAAAATCGTGATACAACCTGCCCACGTGATACGTACCGTCATTCTCCATCACATCAGCCTTTTGTAACGCATCCAAAATAAGTTTCTGGCCCGCACTCGCCTGGTTGTCCGGATCCACCCTCCTCGTCCTGTTCCGCCACAAAAAATGAAAGTCTACCGGATACCCAACTACCCTAACCAACTTTGTACGAAACAACTTCATTAACGCTAACTCTACCGCTTTCTTTACCTTGCCACGCGCATGAAAATGACTCCCAAACATCGCGTTCAATGTCGGTAACCGATACACGTCATGGTTAAACTCAACTACCTGTACACGACCACCATCACTCACCACTCCCCGCTCCACCATCACACGATCCATTCCCCATCACTCCCGAAAAAAATAAAATCTCAAATACCTTCAACCCTCCCCCTATCGGGGGGTACCCGTAAACCCCATTTCCCGCCCCGTGCCTGCGGCCTCTTCTTTCTCCTCAAACCTCCCTCCGTCTTCCAACGCCAACTCCGTCGCGATAACTGCACATCCAATCCCTCATCCCTAATATACTTCACCAAGTCATCCTCCACCATACCCAAATCCTTGGCTATCTTATCCACACACCCACCATACCTCATCATCACAACTATCGTTTCCCTATACATAGACAAATTCTTGACCACACAACCCATAATACCTACCACCATAACATAATACCACCCAAAATGTCAACGAGGTTCTAGCCCCACCACCCACGTGGATCACGCGGATTGCCAACCACGCGGACCACTCACTCACCCAAAGAAACCAGAACTCAAGAAGGCAATAGAGCAAGAGGGCGAGAGGGCGAGGGGACGTGGGGCAATCTACCTTTTGTTGATCGCCAGAAGACGGGGGCGACCCTAGGTCGGGATTCGGGATTTCAGCCCAGAATTCAGTCATAGCAAGGCTTTGCGCCTCTTCGACTCGATTCTAGCGATTCTTTGGCCGTTCCGTGTGGTCTAGGTATGATTAGACGGTAAACTCTTCACCTTGGTGCGTTTACGGGCGTTTCTGATAGCCTTATGGCATGGTAGGAGTATACTATTATGCTATAGGTAGACAAAGTGTCTAGGCAAAAAAAATGCCCTACCATTTCTGATAGGGTATTGATTGGTTGATGTTATGCTATTCGGTTATTCCGAATCCTGATTTTTCTAGTATTGATTGGTGTTTTTTCCACAACGATACATCAAATTTATCAGGATTACCTAAGACTCTGCAAAGCGCATTGACTGCAATTTCATACTCTTTTGTTGCTTTCGGATTAGCCTTCAACTGATACAATCGGTGCATTCCAAAAGCCCGCAGGTTGTCAAATTTTTTAGGTTTCATTCTGCTAACTCCATGCCATCATAGAAGGATAAGGTTTCATCTTTCCAAACCACAAACCATTCAAAGTCTTTTTGATACACGGAGAAACCTAGGCCGAACATCTCCGATATCTGATTCATCCTACGTTTTGTTGTTACTGTTGTCCATCCTCCAGAATTCAAAGAGATGCTTTCGTTAGAGAATTCGACTATTTTCGTATTATGCAAGACTACCTTTGTTGTTCCATCATCCGTAAAAACTGACGTGTTATTCCACATTGTTACTATCTCCCTGTAGATTGATTGTAATTATAATATTCTATGTTGCCATGGTCAGAAATAAATACAACATCCTCATGCACTCCAACATCAACAAAATAATCTTCCAATTCTTTTGCGGAGGATGCTACTAGATCCCCATGTTGATAAAAAGTTTTATAATCTTCCGTTGAGACAAAGTCTTCGCCTCTCCAGTTAGACACAAACATATCAGTCGAACAACCTTCCCCAGAAGTAACACATAATCCAAAATACTCACAGCGTTCTTCTAGCATCTCCATAAAATGAGCATCCATGACAACATCTCGCCATGTTTGGTTCGTTGTCCATGGCATGTAATATTTTCCACTAGGCATTATCTGAAACACTGAACCAATATATATAGACTCGACTAAACATCCCATATCATCTATATATAGATCCATGTCAGGATGGTTACTTATTCCTTCTCTGTAATCATACGAAAAGAAACATTCTATATCTTTAGAGAATTGCTTTCGTAAATCGACTAATTTTGACATTTTGAATCTCCATTATTTGAATTGAAATTATTGAAACCTAAATGATACAACGCTAGTATAATATAACAGGTTTCACAATGTCAAATATTTTTCTATGCATGTCAAAATAATTATTGCCGTATAGAATTATTGCCATAAATAATTCTTTATGTCTTTATTTCTTTATGTCTTTATTTCTTTATATACTTATTTCTTTATGGAGATACTTCTTTATGGAAATACTTATAGAGGGATTTACTTCTTTATGCATATACTTAAAGAAGTAAAGACTTAAAGCCTTAAAGACTTAAAGAAGTTAAGCCTTAAAGAAGTTAAGACTTAAAGAAGTTAAGACTTAAAGAAGTAAAGACTTAAAGAAGTAAATACTTAAAACCCTAAAGAAATAAAGCCTTAAAGAAGTCCAGGTTTAAAGAAATAAAGCCTTAAAACCAGACAGAAATAAAGCCTTAAAGAAGTTAAGACTTAAAGCCTTAAAACCTTACCATAACTGGGTTTTAAGCCACTTTTTCCCCCTTTTAAGAGGGGTTCTGGCATAAGATTGCTTAAAAAGTAATAGTAGCTGATTCTGTAAAACTTCTTAGAATACGCCCCACTTTTCAGTAATTGCCACAGTTATCATCTTTGAAAGCGTATTAGTTTTCTTACCGTCACAAATCCTCCGAAGTCGTTGAACGTAATATTGAGGCAGTTCTGGTATCAATTCAGCCTTGTCTATCAACTCTAATACCGCATCAGTTTTGCTCCTTCCATTCGCCAATTCCGTAAGCCTTTTAAATTCTGAATCATTCATCCTCATCCCAAAATGATTATCTTTTTTAAATTTTGTTGTCCTAGCCATCTATCTCCTCCAAAGTCAGTCACAGCCTAGCTGCCGAGCAATATTATAAGTCATAAGTTTCTTTTTTTTCAAGGTTCTTGCTAGCTTTATGTTGACAACATCTTTCTACGTAGAGTAAACTTGTGTCAAATCATTAAATAGTTATTGCGATGGAGAGAGAATGACAAATCAAAACCAACTCGAACTTAGCCTCGAATTCGAGGCACAAGACAACCCCCCTGATGACAGGGAAAAAGAATCGTATCAAGTAGAAAGGTACGAAATTGAAAGATCACAGAAACCTACCGTGATTTCATTGTGGGTTCAGTTCTGTGACATCACTGAAGAATTTAATTAAGGAGAAAAGAAATGAGTAATGCTGAAAGCATCAACTTCTGGAAATCTCGATGTCCAGAAGATTGGAAACAAATACAGAATTATATGCTGAACAGCCCTGTAGAAGGAACAATGATATTTGAAGGTACTCAAATCCCAAAAATCGTCTACAAGGCTTGCGAGTTTTTTTGCGATTTTAGAGAGGTTGATTCATATCATCCTGAAGATGGAGATACTTGGATAGACCCTATATATTTTGTAGTTGCATCTGAAATCTTCAACACCAAAGGAGAAAAGAAATGAAAATGCTCTGTGATAGAGTCAAAGAACTTGAAAGCCATAAAGAAGAATTCAAAGCAGAATTAGGCGCATCAGCAACAGTTCACGAACGCTTAAGAATCCTCGAAAAAGAAATTTTCGAGGATGCAAATGCTTATGAAGATGCTTGTGAAAAGCACATGGGAAAACCTGTTAAGGAAAAAAGGCGAACTGATCCCAATCCAAAGGATGATAACTACGAATATCCTCAATACGATCTTGATCCTCTTGAACTCAATTGTTTGCAAGTTGCCCTTGATCATTTGGTGGAGCATCTTAATGATCTTCCTCATAAGGAGGATGAAAATGGAGTTCGTAATATGGAAAATGAAGACGAAATTGAGGCACGACTTTCTTGTACAAAAACCCTCATAAATTTTATCAAGAGATGTGAGAACGAACACGGAACTCTCACATTTTAACCATAGCCAAAGAATGGAGATAAAAATGCGAATCCTAGTAGCTTGTGAATTCAGTGGAAAGAAACCGTACACTTAAACTATGAAGGTGTTAAGAAAAAGAAATAGAAGTCTGAACGAAATCCCCTTAAGGTTACTTAAGGGGATCGGAGACATATGTCTCCCTGATGAGTCTCAGATATCAGAATTGAAGTCAATTTAAAAGGAGAGTTGAAATGTCATTTGAAGAATGGAAAAATGAATATGCTGTACAGATAACTGACCTCTATTTCGATTACTTAAAGGACACGAACCAAACGAAAGAGGACTGCACAATCATCGAATTTGCCCAATATATGTTCAGCCAAACCATACACAATGAGGAGAACCACGCATGAGCATATTAGAAACCATCAGCACTGCACTAACAATTATTTTACTATTAATCATAGCCATATTTGCAATGGCTTAAGAGGAGAATGAAGATGAAAAAGAAATACACTGTACACCTAACCCTCATAGAAGAATCCACGGCTTCAGTAGAAGTAGAAGCCACTACCATTGAAGAAGCCATCAAAATAGGAAGTACTTACTACCCAGAAAATGATTTGCCGTGGCAGTATGCCGATTCATTCGTAGAATGTTGCGAACCTCCAACCTTGGAAAATGAGATAACGGAGAACCAATAATGGAATTCGTAATCACAAAGAATGAGGAACTGCAAGGCATTGAGGTAGATTTTCTCGATAAGCCTGAGCCAGAGGTGACAATACGCTTAAGGACCTCTGGTCTACGGTGGAACCCAAAAACGAAGGTCTGGTATTGCCGTTTATCCCATGGATTTACAGCCAAGCAAGTCGAGTCAATTGTGCTAGGAGACGACTCGCACAGCATAGACCAACTGCTCTTAAAAGCTTTCCAGAAATCACTTTCTGCATACAAAGAGGAACACCAGAAACTGCGAGGCATAAAACCACGCCATGTGGTGAGATCTGGTAATAAGGTTGTGGCAAAATTAGTAGACCTATGCGGTCACAGTCTCGCAAAGTTCTGGGCAACAACGCCCCAAAACAAGCGATTGTTAAAGCATTTGAAAACCATCTCTGATACTGAAGATACCAATTCATGGATTTACAGATTCGATGAAACCATCAGCTTAAGGATGTCGAGAGGATATAAAGGTGGATTTGAACTGAGACTACATTTCACCAACAGTAACCTAAACACACAATATATCACGCCCCAGAAAATGGCTCATCAGGCTTTCTGTGCTGTGATGAATAGCAAATCCTATGATCTCTATGAAGATAGTGAATTAGACTGAAAAGGAGAATCGCTAATGCCAGAAACCAAGAGATTCATCAGGGAGATTTCCAATCACGAACTTTTCCTGCTTACAGAGGAGTGGGAGAATTCAAGGATAGATACCGCCAAGTATTACGAGTCAGTCACCTCTGCACATGAGGTAGATAAACTCACTTTCCAGATTGCCCTGAAAGATGGGTTCCTCTGCCAAGTATATAATAATCGGTTTTATGTAGCATAACCTTAAAGGGAGAACTAAAATGCTTTATTTGTTTATTTGCCGAATGTCTCGTGAACCAAGAGAACTTAATCCTTTGGAAATTCTTGAAGAGGTCAATTACGATAGAAACGAAGATTGGACTGATTACGATATGGAAGACTTTAATGATTCTCCAGAGGATGTACTATTATGGATGCACGATACTAACCTGATCTTCATTAAGGATAATGAAGGTGAATGGACGCATTATGACGTTAATTTGGAGAGTGAAGAAAACCCCAACCATTTCCTCTATCGAGAAATAGGAGATGCTGAATACGATAAGGAGCATCACGCATGAATAACTCTGCCACGACACGAGTAGGAAAATGGAATATCGGAGCCTGTAACGATGACGACAACCATCTAACAATCATTATCACAAATGATGATGGAACTAAAATTCACGATACAGACACTGACCTCTCAGGAGAGGATTATCTTGGTTTCCGATTAACCACGGACAAGATTGAAGAAGATTACGAAAAGGAGAATCACGCATGAGTGAGATCAAGTGGCAGAAATTATCGGCAAAGCGGAAGGAACGGTTAGAGCAAGCTTGCCAAGAATACTTTAACAGGAAGGCTAGAATCTCGCACCCCTGCGGTACATTCGATAATGGAGGCAGATGGTATGCTGATGAAACAGAAGAACAGGACTGCTGTAAATCGATCCGAAATCCATCCAGATCGTATCCCTATTCGATGAATTTGCACTGTAGATCACTTGAGCATATAGCCTGTTTATTTGGCGTGGATCGGTCATTTTTACGCAAATTAGCCAAAACCCAGAATGTTAACAAAAGTTAACATTTCACTTTTCCTCTAAATCCACCTCACCTGACAACGCTAATCGAGTACCTAAACCCTCGATTAGCGTTTTTCTTTACCATCAAAACCGAACGTAACAGTACCGTAATCAAACCCTTAACCTTTTTCCAGTACCTTGGCTATGATTCCGCATTAAAACCTCGTATACGCAATCCTAGACCCTTTGCTGGCGATTCTGTGCATACTTGATTGCCATGCTTATCTGACCATCGATGAATAAACGAACGGCAACTCTAGTTTCAAGTTCATTTAAAGCCTTGAGTAGCCTGAGAAGGAATTGTTTCTCATCACAGGCGGTATATCCCTTAAAGGCATCATTGAGTTGCTCTTGTGACCATTCTCGTGTGTTCTTGTAGCTGTTGGGAGGGAGTGGTGGATACTCTTTTTGAGGTTTCGGTTCCCTCTGACGAAATGATGAATCGTCACCTAACCGAAAGAGGGATAGATCAGAATAATATGCTTGAGACACGGGATGCTTATGCAAAGTAACGATTTCAGTTTGCTTATCGAGTTGCTCTTGAATCTTGCCTCCGTTATTGCAAGCGAGGAAGTCGATAAGTTTATTGCTGTTAGCCTTAAGCCAATCAAACTGTTTGGGGTTAAGAGAATCTGTGTTACCCAGAAGTTGGAGTTCCGTATTTTGATCACGCAGTTTGAATTCAATTCCCATGGCTTCAATTTTCTTAATGATTTGTGCAAAATCCTTCATGCCCAGATTCCTCCGTTTTTTCAGCTTAAAGTGATGCCTTAAAATGGCCCGTAAAATCGTCCCTTTTCCCCTTAAACCTGGCAGGAAAATGGAGTGAGGGTGAACCACACGGATCGTGCCTTGAAATCGGCTCGTTTTTTTGACCTCGAATTTTCGTTCATTTTCATCTGTTTCCAAAACAAAAGTGACGGCAGGTGATGGGTCCAGTTGCTTATTTTCATACGTGAGAAATGAGATAAATTAATAGGGTACTACCCATCACCATCCATCACCTGACCTACTGCAACCTCATACTATCACTAACGAGTGACGGGTCAGCGTTTTCGTCCCAACGGTGACGGCAAATTGCCTGTTTTTGCCCGTTTTTTGCCCTATTTTAGTCACTTTTTTTGAAGGAGATTACCCCATTTTCGTCTCGAAAACCGGCTTCATCACCTTGTGCCGTCACCATTTTAATTCCCAGCCAAAAAGCACCGTTATTTCGCTTCTTTTTCTGGAACCCTTTTTCGGTCATTTTGAGGGCAAATTTCTTAGAGGAATCGTAACGTTCGCCAGCCTCTTCGCAGAAGGCTTTGTAAGCCTTATAAATTTCGCTTGATTTCTCTTCAAATAGTTCGGCTACAGCGCATTGATCTTCTATGAATCGTCCCAGGATATCGGCATCATGTCGCCATTGGGAGGAAGCGTTAATGACTTCAGTGGGGAACGTGAGTCCGTGGTTATACCATTGGACCGCACCTTGCGTGGCCCAGTGAAGGATATGATCAGCTTCGGCCAGGAGTTTTTGTTTGAGGGAAGTATCTTCACGTCCCTCGAAACTTACGTTGAAGGGTATGAGTCGTAGCCGTGACCAGATGCCTGTGTCAGTCCCGCTGACTTCTGGTGTACGGTTAGTAGCCATAAAGAGTGTGTGTGAAGGTTTAAAGGAGAAGAAGTTCTGGTGCATGTATCGTCCTTTGAGTGTATCGCCGCCTGTGAGTCGTTTGACGAGTGATTCTTTGAGTCGATGATTTTGTTCTGTTTCGGAACAGCAGATGAGTCTCATGCCGCGAAGTTCGGCGATTTCGGTAGGGTGTGATTCGTTATTGCCGCGGTTCATAAGGAGATCGGGAGCGGAAGGCATGGCATAATCACCGAGTATTTCTGTGATGACATCGATGAAGGTTGATTTGCCGTTACGTCCGTGACCGTGCAGGACGAAGAGGTAGTGTTCGGTAGTGAGTCCGAAGAGGGCGTATCCGATAGCACGTTGCAGGAACTCGATGAGTTCTGTGTTACCGTCCATGATTTCGTGGAGGAAGGAATGCCATCGCGTGGTTGAAGGTTGAGGTTGGGTATCGAGTGGGAGGTTAGCGTTAACGAGTTTGGTTATCAGGTGTTTGGGGTTATGGGGAGTGATATCGCCTGTGGTGAGGTTAATGGTCCCGTTAAGGGCGTTGAGGAGCGTATGATGTTGATCGAGTTGATTGACTGTGACGGGTGTTTTGGGTTTGACCATTTCGGCAATGTTCTTTTGTTTTGAGTTGGAGGAACAGCCTTTGGCGAGATCCCAGTAAAGGGTGCGTTGATCGTTATCGGCGGCAGTGGCGGAAAGGTGGAGGAAATGTGGTATGAGTTTATCTGTGAGGTTAAAGATTTGTTTGGTATCATCGAACTTCCATTGCTTGGAATCCCATATGATCCATTTACCTAGCGTATCGCACCAGAGCAGGTTGTTATCGGCCCCTAGTTTGAGGAGTGTATCGCGATAGAAAGCTTCTGTTTTGGGTAGTGTGTTGGTGGAGACATCGATTTCGGCCTTGGCCCCATTGTTATCATTGTTATTGCTGTTATTGCTGTCACCGTTGTTATCCGCAGTACCATCCTGTGGTTGGGTATCGGGTAATTTGGGGGCATTGGCCGTTGATGTTGGAGCGATAAGTATTTTTGCTTGATGGAGCGGATCGCGTGATTCGGTATTATCGATAGCGAACTGGATTGTTGTGTTGCGGTACGACTCGCGATTCCATTTCTCTCTCATCAGGGCGGAGGACCGGAAATACTGGTCAATCTTTTCTGCTTTGTGTTGAAACCAGAATGCGAGTTTGCAGCAGAGTGCGGCATCAGCTTCGGAAGAAGAGTCGTATAGTGATATGTTACCGTGAATATAGAGATCCTGGAACTTGGGATCTTTATTGATTGCCCGTTGAAGGATGGCGTGATCCTCATCATTGGATGGTGGTGAGATACTATCATCACTGGCCGGAGACGGGATAAAAACCTGTGTTTGAGGTTCGTCTTCATCCTGGGGAGTATCGAACCACATTTTGTAGAGTGTATCGAGATCGGCTGACCTGTCTTGAATATCGGCACTTGAATCAAGAACATTCCCTGTCATGGTAAAAAATCTTAACTTATCATAGACTTCTATGTTACCTTTTCGACATCTGCTACCCCAGTGTAAACTTTTTTTACCTTCAATCCAGAGTTTCAGTCCTGTACCGGAAGGTGATATTTCGGCATATGTGGGCATGAAAAGGTCGAGTATGGGGACAACCCATTTGAGTGGATTTTTATTTTCGTCCAGGCAATCATCGATATCGATTCCTGTGAACGGGTCATCGTCACTGAACACGAATCCTATCCCGGCGAATTGCTGGGATTGGTGATGGCTAATGTATCGTCCTTTGGCTGTGACGAAATTGGACCATGTTGAGGGATCGGTAGTGGAAGCGTTGCCTGAGAGGTTGGAGTTATAGGGTATTTTTGTCAGTTTACCGTCACGTTCTTCGCGTTTCCAGAGAACGAACTGGCGGTGAATTTTGAGTTGTGTGGGTATGTTATCGAACAGAACATCATGCACTTGCGGGTCAAGGTCGTTTATGGTATACTGCATCTTGAGAGCAACTCCTTATTTGAATTGATTTGAATTCTCCATCGGAATTTAAATTTACAAAAAAAAGCCAGCCTTGTTAGCCGAAACTAACCGAGGCTGGCTTTTTTCTGTGTGGTGTGTATACATTAAAGGAAAAAAGAGTCACGATATTTCGGGAGAAATCCGTGATTCTGACATTTTGCATTATATCATGTTCCTTCCTCAGAATCAATCTCTATTTGCGGTGCATCGGCGGGAGCGAGTGTTTCCTTTAGGAGTTCCACGGTATGTATTTCGCGGTTATGTATTTGGCTGAGTGCGAGTGCCAGTTGATTGATCTGGCTGAGTTTGATTGGCAGCCTACCGTTAAGCTTTGAAGATAGCGTAGTTTCGTTACAACCGAGATAGGCTGAAATCTCTTTCCTGTATCCCCAGGTGAGTCCACGCACTTTACGGGCATCAACTTCCAGCATACGGGGATTTCCCCCATTAATTTGACGGGCGATTATAGCGGGATTGTTTCCCAGAACTTGTTGCTGATTCATAATCTTCCTCCTCCAAGAAGTACAACAATAAATAAGTGTTTGGTAAAGGCATACATTATAGCATACTCCATACCTGTGTGTCAATTACATATCATTCTGTCGCTCTATGATCAACTTTTTATGATTGACAGCACATTTATGTCTATGCTATAATAAATGTATGCAAAACGAAAGGGGGACAAAATGAAGTTATACGAGATTCTGGGAAGCATCCAGCGTATCCTGGTGAATGACGAGTTATCGTCTGAGGAACAGCGGGGTGCGTTGGATCATCTTGACATAGCGTTTGATATCAAGATGGAGAATTTGGCACGGGTGCATTTGAATTTGCAAGCTGATGTCATGTCGGTAGATGCCGAAATCAAACGATTAAAGAAACAGAAAGAGAGTTTGGTTAATCGTGTGAAGAGTGTTGAATCTTATTCCAAGTATGCATTAACAACTGCGGGACGGGACAATGCGGGAACCAGTACTTATGGTGTTTCGTTGAGGACAGCACCGCGAAAGGTTGTGGTCGTGGATGAGGATCGCATATCGGAAGAATGGTATCGTACTGAGGTGGTACGGAAACTGGACAAGAAAAAGATGATTGAACAGTGGGATGGCAGAAAACATGAACATGCAGAAACTATGTCATGTTTTGGGTTCACGGTAGTTAGGGAACGGTATCCCAAGTTCCCCAAGATTCAAACAAATACTGAAAGGAGCAATCAGGAATGAACGGAGGAATATTGAGTATGAATGGAGGAAGGGTCAAGAACCAGCCTGTGGTTGGTGAAAAAGGTACTGAAAAAGGTACTGTTACGAGCATCAACACGCCCCAGTTAACGAGGTTGGGGGAACGCACAGTCTCGATGTTTGAGTTGCATCGGGAGATGATCAAAGCGTTACAGAAAAATGCTTTTGAACTGATGACCATGTTGGGGGATTACGAGGAGATAGACGGTATTATCAATAAGGATGATTCCATGATTGCCAACACACCTGAAACCCGATATGCCGTGATTCAGGCATCGTTCGCTATTGAAACCATGTTTGCTGAAACCGGCGGGAAAATCTGGCAGGAACTGGCAGATAGATTGCGTCAGGATAAAACAAAAGATAGTTCTTGACAGGCATAAGAATCTATGTTATAATGAATGTCAGTCAGTAAGGGAATAAAGGAAATAAAAGAAAAACGTTTCGGGAGAACGTAAAGCATGAGCAGTAACGAAAATCGCAATCCGGTAGCCGAAGATTTCCTTCAGCAGTTGAGGAAGGATTACGATCTCAGTGACAAGGATTTCTGGTATCATGCGGAATCGGATTGCTGGATACTTTACCATGACGCTTGTATGCGTATTGCGTATTTGGCGGGGGTGGAGTTTGACAAACCCGAATGGATTTCCGCTGGTGCTAACGGTCATTGGGCGGTAGTGGTATCAGGTACTTTGGATTCACGGAGTACGTGGACCACGGGAGAAGCGAGTGTAGAGACATCGTATTCGCCTTACTTCTGCGCCATGGCTGAGAAACGGGGTAAGGATCGGTTAGTATTGGATTTACTGGGTGCTTATGCATTAGGTATTAAATCTGATATTGAAGCTGACGACTTTTCCCGTGCCAAGGTCAGAATACATGACCATGCCGTGGCTGAAGTGCGGAAACTGGGTTCACCGGACGATAAGATCAAGGCTGTATCGGTCAAGTTGTTCGGGAAGAAAGGCGTTGATTGGCAACGGTTAAGCGTTGACCAGTTACGCGATTTGTATCGTAACCTTAAACCAAATAACCAAACAACCGAAAAACCCGAAGGGGGAAAAAGTTAAGATGGAAACTGAACAGCAAGGAATAGTATTCAAAAAAAGCGATGGGGACTATGACAGTGTCCCTGTAGGCGTTCATAACTGTAAGGTGGTGGATGTGGAGATCGGTGAAACCAAATTTGGTGAATCTACCAAGTTTGTTTTGTTGACCAACCAGAAGGATCGTAACGGAGGCTTGATGGATATTTGGGCTTATGCATCAGGCAGTAGTCCAACACCACGCAATAAGCTGGGACGGTGGATCATGGCTATCATGGGGGTGAAAAACTTCAAGGAGATCCCTGAATCTTTGACTGCCAACCAGTTAATGGATCAGTTGGTACGAGCGCAGGTAGTGGAATACACTAATCCTGAAGGTGTGCTTCGTACCAAGGTGGAAGATATACTTCATTTCGAGGATGGTGCCAAGGAAGGTGGTGACGGTGACGGTGACGGGTTCGACATGACTGCTTCGACAGAGAAACCTGCACCGGGTGCATCGGGAACTGCCTCCACGCCTGATGACGATGATGACGATATACCGTTTTAGGGGCTGATGCCCTGGCAGGAAGTTTGAACAGTAAAAAGAAAACCCCTGAGAAGAGGAGGAACGGTTGACACATGAGGTTTCGACCGTTCCTATTTCTCAGGAGTTCCTATTAACCCTCATTTACAGGAGTAATCAATTGTACAACAAATATGCGGTAGAAATCAAGTTCAGAAATAGAGTTTATGGTGGCCTCCCCAAGAGTAAAGAACTGGTCAAACAGTATGTTCAAGCCAAGTTCGGATCGGAAGATACCAGTAAGGTAGCGGAAGATTTGGATCTTGAGGAAGAACTGGAGAAGTCGGTAACCGGCTTCAAATGTGATGACCGTGGCATATACATGGGCAGTTATTGCTTAAAGGCAGCCATGAAACAGTATACCAGCCTGATGAAATTAACGGTACAGAAACGGGGGTCTAAGCAGACTGTTAAGGAAACGTTATTCATCAAGGGCAAGGTGGATGATGAACTGACGAGCGAGAAGGTTTATTTCCAGCCTATGACGGTCAAACCGCACGGGTTGGAAGACTTTGCTGGACACGTATCGACCATGCAGGGTATGAGATCGATTCTCAAATCCTCGGAATATATTGAGCATGGCGTGATGCAATTCGAGATCTGGTGTCTCGCTGTCCGTATGGAGAAACGTACTGAGTTAACGGCACAGGACATTGAGGATTGCTTGACTTTCGGTCAGGAATGCGGACTAGGCAGTTGCCGTAGTTTTGAATCGGGCAAGTATGACTTGGTTAAGTTCGAGGAACTTACGGAGGAGAAGAAGTCCTAATAAGGGAAGAATCCCTGGTGACGGGCAACGGAACATTGTTGCCCGTTTACTTTACTTTGCGACAAAACTTAACAATACGGCACGGTACTCAACAATGCGACAAGACACTTCGTTACGTGACCCTGCGACTGGACTGAACAGGACAGGACTTGACTGTACAATGCGACGATACATTATGCGACAAGACTTGACAATGCGACATGACAATACAATTCACCACATAACAAGACAATGCGACGGAACGTTACGGTACGGAACTTTACTTCACCAAACAATGCGACTGGACGGAACGGGATCAAACGATACTTGACACTGCGACTGGACATGACCTCATCGTCAGCACAAGACAATGCGACTGGACATGACGGGACGCTATTCCACCGAACATCACCGGACATTGCGACTGGACAAGAACAGACGTGACGTTACATTACTGTACAATGCGACGAGACTCGACTTAACTATACTGGACAATGCGACAAGACTACACTTTACACTACCTGACCTTACACTGCGACTGAACGTGACTTATTCGAGCAAAACTGTACCTTGCGACATTACGGGACGAGACAAAACGGATCGGTACAGGACGTTACATTGCGACACGACCAAACAAGGCGAGACACTGCGACAAGACCTTGCACCGCAAGACGCCACGTTACACTGCGACGACACAGGACGAACCAGAACCTGACATTGCGACAGGACGGGACCAGATCTGACAGCACGGTACACTGCGACGGAACGACACGTTATGCAGCAAGACCTGATGCAACGATACCTCGCGACTATACTTGACGATACTTTACGATACTTCACTCTGCGACATAACACACCACGATATGACACCACCTAACAATGCGACGTATCCAAACAGTACGAAACTAGACCAAACGGTGCGACAAAACGTTACGGGGCGTAACGATACGGTACAATGCGACACGACAGGACGCTACTTGACACAACTATGCGACATAACCATACCCCACAAGCCACTGCGACTGAACTACACCCTATGTGACATAACAGGACAATGCGACAGGACCAAACTGAACGCTACATGACCTTGCGACATGCCAAGTCATATCCAAACTTGACAATGCGACCAAACGGGACGCAACGGAACGGGACAAGACATTGCGACTAAACACGACGTAACTTTGCTTGATGTGACTTGACCGAGCGACTCGACGGCACTCGACGATACTATACATTGCGACCAAACTCTACGGGACCCGACAACACTTGACACTGCGACAAAACACTACAGGACTAAACGTGACCTTGCGACAAGACATGACCCTGCTGGATGGAACGTGACAATGCGACTTTACTTAACAGCACCTTTCGTTACGAGACACTGCGACGACACATTATGCGACAAAACTTGATGCAACGATACCTCGCGACTATACTAAACATGACGTAACTTTGCTTGCCAGGTCTGGTCAAAAAACGCTTGACACCCGGCATCACCCGTGGTAGGATGACCGTGGGATTGAAACGGTTTGGATGCCCTTACCTGTTTTGACTTTCCCGTACTCAAAGTGGATCGGTACTGAACGATATACCTAATCCTGCCCTTTTCAGGGAGATAAATTATTATTGTTCAGAGGTACGGATAGCGAATTGACACGCGCCGAAACCCGTATCCCATTCTCCCGCCAGGAAGAATGAAAGGAATCTTCTGTTACCATAACAGTGAGTTTCCAGTGTTAACTGGATAAACTGGATAAGTTACGGAATTAATAGATACAGGTAAAAAATCCGCATTGACCAGGGAGTGCTGGTTAATGCGGATTTTTATTCGTCCAGTAGATGTTCCAACCCCGATTCCGCTTCGATCATAAACACTTTTATCACGGCCCAACCAATGAACC